CCCTACGGGAACAGTCGCGAATTGACACACACTTTCTTTTGTAACTCGCGTTGGCCTTTTTTTTGGTGGTCGGTGGTACGGTGGTCCTGTTATCTGGTTTTTTCACCCGACGCGAACCCCAGCCACTATGGTCAAACACTATGAAAAACTAGTTCTTGTTTTGCTGCTGCTCGTCGCCGGCTGCGCTCCCGCTGCATCGTATCGAGCACTCCCCGCCCCTAAGGCAGAAACCCCAGTCGTTAACCCTCCGTTTCAACTCCGTCAGAAAAACTGGTTGAGCCCACAAAACGAGGGGAGTTGTGTGCATGCGTCTCTGTCGACGCTGCTCCACTGGCAGAACAAATTCGACCTCGCCGCGTGGTGGAGATCTAGGTACTCCGGGGGCGAATGGTCGGATCAACTGAGACGCAGACTCGATGCGGCCCAAGTTCCGTACGCATTCACCGAGCGAGCAAACTTGCAACTACTCGACGATGCTCACGCAGCTCGGCGAGGGGCTCTCCTGTGGTGGAAACCTAGTCACTGCTGCAACTTTGTCGGATGGGCCAAGGGAACGGACGGCAAAGTGTACGCATGCATCTTGGATAACAATCGGACCGAACGTTACGAATTCGTTGAGCGTTCGGAATTTCATAAACAATGGGCTGCTTTTGGAGGCTTTGCGCTCACCACGCTTTACGACCCTCCCAGTCCGCCTTTGTTCAAGTCGTATGAAGCGGTGGAGGATTGGCAATGGTAGGTATCTGCGAAAAGTGCCCTGGGCAAGGTGGACAACGTGTCAAAGTCGTGGTTTCGTTCGGCCTGGTGGCTTTGGTTATTTTTGCTGCTCTGTGTGTTGTCGTGGGCGAGCGAATTGCTCCGCGAATTGAGCAATCCCTTGGAATCGAACAACCAAAGCAAGCATACACCCCTGGGGGAGTAAGCTACGACGAGCTGCGAAACGCGCCGCTGAACACGGTACCGGTCAACGAAAAAGCATCGCGCGAAATCAAGAGGCAGGATCCGTATTGCCCTCCCTGCAACGCGGCACAGTCTGGACTCTCGCCTTTCGTGCCCTACTCACCCTCAGTGATCACGCAAGCGGGATTCGAAAGCCATTTGCCTCAGCCCACGCCTGCGCAGCAACAGCCAAATCTCGTTGCTACTCCGGTGAGTCCCAAGTACTCGCTGGCTGTGTTTGTCGGTACGGATGCCGCATCGAATCAACTGCTAGATTGGGTCAATCGAGATCCCCAGCTATCGGAGCTGCGCAAGGGCGTAAACTTCCAAGCGTATACCAAGGACAATCCCTTGTACAAGGAAAGGTGGTCTGCGGTAATCCCCGCAGATCAATTTCCGGCGATCGTCTTTGCCGATCCCCGTGGCGGACACGTCTACGTCGCGGGATCCTCGACATTGCCAACTTCGGCGCGATCCCTCTACTCGGCACTCAAAGAGGCAACGGAGATCCAGCAAAGAGTTGCTCGGTCGGATCCAGAACTACTTGGGCCGAGCGTTCAGGAGTTTGATCCAAATTGCCCAGACGGCAATTGCAAGCCTGGCCGCGAGCCTTTCCTGAATCCTGATCGCCAACCCCTGTTTCCTAACTTGCGACCACGCAATCAAAACCCAGTCGAATCGCTCCTGTATTGGATCTGGAATCCTGGGGAAGCATTGCTAGCCGGTCTGTGTTGGCTGGCATTTGTCGTCCTGTTGTTTGTCATTGCCGTCAAGGTTATCCGCTCATGAGTCTATTTTTGCTCCTAATCGTGCTCGTCGCATTACTGCTTGCCGCAATCTGGTGGAACCCTCGACGGACTGTATCTCCGTCTGTGGCTGTTCCGTCGCTGTTTGCTTCGCTGCCTGGGCCTGGCTCGCCGGCAATCACCGAGCGTGACACGATCCTAAACGAAGAGATCCAAATCATCGAGGATTTGATCCGGCAAGACGACGCTGAAAAGCGACGCGCCGCAGCTCTCGATCGACTTGCCACTATCCAGGCCATCGCCGCAACCAAACGAAAAGCATGACCACTCCCGAAATAACTGATCAACAGATCGCGGATGCTGCTGCTGCGCCTCAATCGGTTTCTGCCGATGGCGTGACGGTCACAAACCGCTCGATGGACGATCTACGCAAAGCTCGCGAAGAGCTAGCGAATAACTCGAACGCAAGCAAACCGCGTCGCGGCTTGCTGTTCACCAAGATGATTCCTGGATCCGCAAGGGGGCAGTAATGTCGGGCTGGATTATCACACTGCTGACATCCCTCCTACGCGTAGTGACCACGGCATCGGCTCGCCATCTAGGCATTGCTGCCGGCTGGATTCTCCTGCTGGCCGGTTTGCTGCTTAACTCGATGGCCACTCTCATCCTGGGCGGTGCCGTGGTCTTTTTCTGCTACATCTCTCCTGCGAAAGCCTAGCCATGCTTCTGCTCGATCAACACGGACGTCCGATCGATACCAAAGCTCTTGCGGCCGCGCGGCGAATTGCCGAGCGAGCCAAGCGCATGGACTCGCTGTCCGCGTCTTACGATGCAGCTGCTAACACTGCCGAGACCGCGAAGCACTGGCGATACGCTGACAATCTTTCGGCTGCTGCCGCGAACTCTGTGTCGGTGCGAAAGACTCTTCGCGAGCGATCCCGTTATGAGTGCCTGGAGAACAACTCGTTTGCCAAGGGGATCGTCCTAACGCTCTCGAACGATACGATTTCCACCGGGCCAAGCTTGCAAGTACAGCTCGAAGACTCGTCCGCCTCACGCATGATTGAGGCGAAATGGCGGAAGTGGTGCAAGGATGTACGCCTGGCGTCAAAGCTCCGCACTGCTCGAATCGCCAAAGTGATCGACGGCGAGACCATCATTCTCAAGGGGACCAATCGCCGATCCAAGAATGCAGTCAAGCTCGACATCCGGATCATCGAGTGCGACCAACTCGCAACCCCTCACTACTTTGACGGGCAACCCAACAAGGTTGACGGCATCGAGTTCGACGACTTCGGTAATCCTATCGAGTATCACATCCTCAAAGGCCACCCGGGAGACCGTTGGCCGATGGGCTCGTTCGAGCATGACACCGTCGATCCCGAGGACCTGATCCATCTATTCCGTGCCGAGCGACCTGGTCAAATGCGTGGCATTCCAGAGCTTACACCCGCCCTGCCATTGTTCGCCATGCTGCGACGCTACACCCTGGCAGTCATCACCGCTGCGGAAAATGCCGCCGACTTTTCTGCGATCCTCAAGACGCAGTCGAACGCATTTGACTCGGCCTCGGACGGAATCGATGACATCGACCCCTTCGATTTCGTCCAGATCGATCGCGGGATGATGACATCCTTGCCGAAGGGCTGGGAAATGGTCCAGTTCGATCCCAAGCAACCAACAACAACCTATCGCGAATTCCGCGACGCGATCCTCGGCGAGATTGCTCGGTCGGTGCACATGCCAAGCAACAAGGCTCTGGCGGACTCGTCGAAGTACAACTATTCGTCTGGTCGGCTTGATCATCAGACCTACTACGAATCTATTGCCATCGAGCGAAATCAATGGGAGGTCGAAGCACTTGACCGAATCTTTGAGTGGTGGCTGGATGAAGCCTTGATGATGGACGGATACCTACCCGCTATCGAAGCAATGGACGAGATCCCCAAGGTATGGCGATGGCCACCACAAAGGGACGTCAACCCGGCAGAAATTGCCGATGTTAACATCGCGTTGATTGATGCGGGGCTCAAGTCGCGAGAGCAGTACTTGATCGAACAAAACATCGATCCAGAGGCACATGCGAAGCAACTCGAAAACGAGGGCTGGGTAAATCCTCGCGTCGCAGCTGCTCCGCAAGCGGCCCAAGCTCCCAACGGGCAGAACTCGCAAGCGACCGCTGCCGAGGATGATGCCGAGCTCGAATCGGATCCAGCTCCAACCGGGGAGTTTGCGAACATGTCTCGTTTGCAACTGACTCGCAACAGTCGAGCCATTGACGACACGCTGAGCAAGATTGATGAAGGTGTTTGGTCGACGCGTCGCGCTCGCGTCTTCCTGGAGTCGCTTGGGCTCAAGACTCGCACGATCGACAACCTACTTGCCGAGTACGAAGAGCAACCAGCGTGAGTTCGCTAACCTACGAGGACAAGACTCGCATCGGCTATCGTCTGCGAGTCTACACCGCTGCCGGTCGTCGCTCAATCTGGCTTGGCAAGCTCACGCAACCCGAAGCGGTCGCCGTCCAGCGGCACGTCGACGAAATCATAGCATCCCAAACCGCCGACTTGCCGATTCCCAGGCAAACGGCTATTTGGCTGGATCGCCTCGACCACGAGCTAAAAGCCAAGCTGACCTGCATCACTGGATCGGTGCGAACCATCGGCACCGCGATCGATGAGTATCTGGCAAGCAAGCAGGACCAGCTTGCGACCTCGACCATGGAATCGGTGACCAGGTCGCTCTCGTTGCTCTCCGATGCAGTCGGATCTCGCCGCGTTGACGGTGTCTCCTCCGAGGATGTTGCAAGCGTTTACGATTTGCTCGAGCAATCTGCATCCACCCGCGGGAAGATCGCAAAAGACTGGAAAGCGTTTTTTCATTGGTGCGAGGACAATCGGTGGATTGTTGCCAATCCGGCGAAACGACTACGCACAACCGTTGCCGTTCGAGAAAAGCAGTTTGTATCTGCCGAGATAGTTCGCCGCATCCTAGATGCATGCGCCGATCCAGAACTACGCTTGGTCATTGTGCTATCTCGCTGGGGTGGCTTGCGCATCAGTAGCGAGATTCGCGACTTTGGGGACGCCTCGATCGACCGAACCGCCAAGCGAATCAAGATCAACGATACCAAGCGATCGGTGGTGCGAGAAATCCCCCTGTTCCCGGAGATCCTAACAGCTCTCCCCGCTGCCGGCGAAGATCCACTTCCGACCGTCCGCCACCTATCTCACGCAGCTATCACCTCTCGGTTACAAGCCTGCGCGACAAAAGCCGGAGTAGACAACTGGGAAGCACCCTGGCATAGCATGCGAGCGTCGCGCGAGACCGAGTTGATCGCATCCTTTGGCCTGGCAAGTGCTGCGAAGTGGATCGGAAATAGCGAAAAGGTCGCCATGGCGAACTATGCCCTCGTTCCTGACTCGGATTGGGTACGGGCTAATTTGTAACAGTCGTTGGGCGGGTTTTTGCGGGTCGGTGCTAATCTCACACGCATGACCAAAAGCAAAACCACTGATCGAGCAAAGCATCGCTTGCGACGCGAAAAGCGTCGTCTGTACGCCTCTGGGAAAAACGTCCTGGAGTTGCAGACGAGCGGTGAACCATTGCAATTGCTTGCAGCGGACCCCAACGCTACCGAAGTGCTGCCGACGTTTAGCGGCGTGGCCTATACCGGTGGCGTGATGTTCCCCAAGCTGGCGATCCAATGGAATGGGCCAGTGGTGATTGATTTGGCAGGACTCGAAACGGATGGCACCCCACCCGTTCACCGAGACCACGATGAAACTCGACCGGTCGGACACCTAACCGCCGTCGAAAACGATGGCACCCAACTCTCCGTTCGTGGAGTGTTTTCGGTGCCGAGCAGCGACACGGATGAAATCGTCAAGGGCGCGCGGAACGGATTCCCCTGGCGGCCTTCGGTCGGAGTCAAGATTCAGACCTATTCGACGGTGCCATCTGGCCAAATCCTGCAATGCAACGGCAGGACATTCGACGGACCGATTCTTGTCGTTCGCCGGTCGCAATTGAAAGAAACGTCGATCGTAACTATTCCCGGCGATCCACTCGCCACTGTCTCTATTGCTGCTTCGGCAGATGATCCCATGCCAACCTTTGAAGACTATTGCAAATCTCTCGGCCTCGATCCAGCGACTCTTTCACCGGAAGCAATCGCCGCACTCAAAGTTTCTTACGCCGAACACGTCGAGTCCTCGGCGGATCCCTCTGGCACGGATGCCGGAGCGGGTTCGTCTGATCCCAACGCTACCGCTTCTGATCCCGCACCTTCTCCGGAGCCACCGATGAAACCCAACGCTACCGCCTCTGCCCCTGCTGCTGAACTGACTGCCGCTGGTGGATTGGACTTGCAAGCCTATCGCTCGCAGCTCGCTGCTGAAACCAACCGAGTCAACGCGGTGCGATCGCTCTGTGCAAAGTTTGGCAATCCGACCGTGATGGCTGGCGGAGTAAATGTTGACCTGGCTGCTCACGCCATTGAAAACGGCCTTAGCTCCGAGCAAACCGAATTGCTCGCTCTTCGTCACCGCGACCTCGAAGCCTCCCGCGAAAATCGCCCTCGTGGCCCTGCGATCCATTCTCGAGCTTCGCAAACTTCGACCGATCTCGCCGCATTGCAGGGTGCCTTGATGCTCCGAGCTGGGATGCAGCTCGATTCCCAAGCTTTCGAAGATCGTCGCATTCGCAACCACTCCGCGATCCCTCAATGGCTTCGTGCTTCGATTAATGACAGCGTTCGAAGTCGAACCATGGACGCCGCACACCAGTACTCGGACGTAAGCATGGTCGATGCTTGCCGACTCGGTTTGCAGGCTCGCGGAATCGATGCTCCAAGCAATCGCGTTGAAATGCTTCAAGCTGCGTTTTCGAGCGGTACTGTCGCCGTTCTCTTCGGTGCTACCATCGGTGCGAAGATGCTCGAAAGCTATGCGGAGGTCGATGACTTCTCGCAAGGCTGGTGCTCGGAGGACGAAAACCCAGACCTCGAAGAGCACAACCGCAACCGCATGCAAGCTGCTCCAAATCTCAAGCTTCACCCAGTTGGTGGATCGGCCCAACATGCGACTCGTCGCACCTTGACCGAGAAGGCGCAAGTCTCGCGATTCAGCGAGCAGATGAAGATCGACGAAGCGGATATGCTTGGGGATAACTTCTCGAAGCTCAAGGATACGCCGAAGGACTTCGGTATGGCCGCTGGTCGTCTGCGTCCTGACCTGGTCGCGGCAATCTTGATGAGCAATCCGACTTTGTTGCAGACCGCTCGCACCCTGTTCAATTCGACCGACGGAAACACCGCCACCGGCAAAGCCTTGGCACGTGCTACGCTCTCCGAGTTGATCGCCGCGATTAGCAAGCGTAAGGACGGTGATGCATCGCTCAACCTGCCAACCTCGCACTTGATTGTTCCGCCTGAATTGCTCGATACCGCCGTCCAGCTCTGCTACTCGGCAAATCTCTCGAACGATAGCGGAACCGGTGAACTCAACCCAATCAAGAAGTATGGCATCACTCCAGTAAGCGACGCTCGATTCAGCAACGGCATGACGCACCCGATCACCGGCGCGGCATTGGCTGGTTCTGCGGTTACCTACTACGGTGTTTCGAAGGCTGCTCGCACGATCGAAGTCTTGTACCTCACTGGTGCAGGTCGCGTTCCGGTCGTCCGAACAGATACGCTGACCAACGGCGAATTCGGAATCGTGGTCGACGTTCGCCACTACATCGGGGCCTTGCCACTGGATTGGCGTGGATTCCATCGCCAAGTCGGCTAATTGATTGCTGCCGTGGTGGCAGTTATTGACCCTCACGCAGGGTTACGGCCCTGCGTTTTCATCATCTTTTTTCCTCGACCAACGCAATGAAAATCCAACTTCGACAGCCTGTCGTGTTTGACGGTGTTACTTATCCTGCGGGCCATGTCCTCGAAACTAAGGGGACTGGGATTAGCGAAGAATGCTTGATCCAGCGTGAATGGGGAGAACAAGTCTCCGACGACACGCCTGAAAGCAAGCTGCCGGAGCCCGAACCCGTTGCCGCTGTAGTCGACGACGAACCATCGACCAGCGAGCCACTTGCGGAACAACCAGTCCAGGCCGCTCCTGTCGCTCCCGCAATCCCTGCGGATCCCGCACCCGAGCAACCAAAACCAAAGCGCAAGTCGAAGTAGTCGTTTACTAGGCTGGCAAACGTCCCATCCTTACAAAATTTTTTCGAGAGTGAACTATGGCATCTTACAAGCAAGACGGCGACTTTCGCCAAATCACCGCTGGAGCAGACCTGGTTAACGGTCAAGTCGTCCAGACTGCTGACCTGTTGGCCGGAGTGGTCGAAGGGCTAGCCGGCATTAAGAACGGCAAGGTTGGAAACGTTCGCGTCGAGGGAATCGTTACCTGCGACAAGGCCAGTGCGACTGTGATCGCCGCTGGTGATCGTCTCCAACTCGCAACCGCAACCCAGCTTGTGACGGTCAAGGCTACCGGTGCCGCGGATGCAGGTAACATCCTGATCGGTCGCGCCGCAGCTGCGGCAGGCAACGGAACCACGACTGTCGACGTCGACTTTAACCGCTCTGCCGTTTAAGCATGGATGCCATCCTCGCGGTAGCAACGGCAATCGTCCTGGCCTTTTTGGCGTTGCCGTTCGCAATCCTTTGGCTTGTTCATCAAGCTGCAACGCTCTGGGTTAATTTGCTCGGCATAGCTTTGATGGGTGTTTTTATCCTGATGTTTGTGTCGGCGGTGTGTATCGTCGCTGACATCCTTACCTGGCGGGGTGTTTAGTGGCAATCAAGCAGTCTGACCTCCAAGAATGGGGCGAGCTAGAGCAAAAGCGGATGACGCTCCAGCGAGAGGCGAAGACTGTCACGGATCGCCAAAAGCAACTCGAAACACAGTTCGAAGCCGAGCTTCGCAAGTCCGGTAAGAAAGTCCTCAAGCGTGGTGGGTACACACTCGCCATGCAACCAGGTCGCGCAAGCGTCCCCTGGGCAAAAGCCTACCTCGCGGCCCTCGGTCCTGATGCAGTGCAACAGCTTAAGGACGAATCCGCGAAGACATCCACCGAAGTGTTTGTGATCCTGCCACCCGAGCCACCCAAGGAGTAACCCATGGGCATGCTCGAGCAAGGCACTCAACACCTGGCAGCGATGCTGACGCAACACACAAGCGTCGAGATCCAATACAGCAAACGAAAGATCACCAAAACGATTAAGGCCACTCGTGGCTCGACACCGTTTGAAGGATCTGACGCAGACGGAATCATCCATCGAACGGTTACTCGTGACTACCTAATCGCGAAGGACCAATGGCCGTTTTCCGATGATCCGCAAGACGGAGACCGAATCACAGACGGCAACCAGGTTTACCTCGTGCGTTCCGTACCAGGTCAACCCGTTTGGCGTTTTTCCGATCCTGGCGAACACCTTTACCGAATCCACACGAAACAGCAATGAGCCCCGATAGACAACTGCTCGCAGACGTCGCCGCCGCTCTAGTTGCTGCTGCGGTCGTCGATCCTGAGACCAATGCTCCGCTTGATGCGGACACGATCCGGATTGACTACCTGCCGCGATTTACTCCTGAGGATCTTGAAGATCTGAAAGTTGTAGTCGCTCCGAGACAAAACACATCGATCAAGCTTTCGCGTTCGACGCGGGAGTTTGAACTCGGTATCCAAGTTGCGGTGATGCAAACCGCTTCTCCGGACTCCGAACGATTTACTCAACTGCTCGATTTGACCGCGAGTCTCGATGAAGCACTGGCATCTGCCACGCTGGATTCGGGGGTGTGGTCTCGCTCCGAGGTCACGTTGTACGACGTACAAGCCCTCGAGCAACACGGTGCTTTTCGATCCGTGATTACTGTTTACTTCAAGTACCGATAGGATAGGGAAATCCAATGCCAAACAACAAGGGTCCACGTGCAGGTATCGAGTGCAAGCTCTACTACCAAACGACTCCAGCGGCCACATTCAACGTCTCCGCGCCAACGCTTGTTACCGAGGTTCAGGACCTCAATGTCACCTTTAACAAGACGGCCATCGACATCGTTTCCCGAGCGTCGCAATACAAGGCTGCGATCTCCGGAGCAATCGACCTGGCAATCAACTTTTCCTACCTGTACCAAGGCGATCCAGACGACGCGGTGTTTACCGCAATGCGACAAGCTTTTATCAATCGCACCATTTGGCATTGGGCGGTGATGGACAATTTGATTGCGACGCCTGGTCCAGCTGGCTCGCAGGGTCTCACCATGCCTGGCGAAATCATGGAGTTCCCCATCGACCAACCGCTCGAAGGGCACCAAAAGATTGACGTTGTCGTTCGCTTGTCCCGCGTCAAGATCGGATCTCCAGCAGCGTTGATCGATCCCGCCTGGTTGATCGTCGCACCGACCGTATAACTCGTCCGCTAATCCGTCGTTTACTGACCGTTTCGGAGTACTTCCCATGCCGCTTCCGCGAGTGAAAAAAGGTGACGAGATCGCCATCGACTTCCTCGATCACGCGGAGGCGTCTCATGGACCCGTGGAGTTCACGGTTTACGGACGCGTCTTGTCACAGTCCCCTGAACACATTGTAGTAGCTTGCTGGGTCTACTCAGATCCAGCAACGAAGATCAAACCCGACGACTACAACGTCACGCAATTCACGATCGTTCGAAGCACCATTCGGGCGATTCGATTTGTCCGCTAACCCCCAATACAACAAGGCACCTCGACCATGCCATCATTCTCCGACTCGGAAGCTCGCCCTTGGGAGCTGCGGGTAGACGTCGACGCAATCCGTCGCGTCCGCGCTAGCTACGGCCTAGACTTGGCCACAGTACTTGCTTCCCCTGAATCCATCGAGCGATTGACAAACGACGTTGTACTGACGATCGATGTCATCTTTGAGCTCGTCCGCCACCAAGCGACCCGCTGCGGTGTCACCGCTGAAGACTTCGGTCGTTCTCTCGCCGGTGATGCACTCGGCAAAGCCATCGAAGCATTCGAGGAGGCACTCGTAGACTTCCTCCCGGAGTCGAGTCGCCGGGCAACAGCTCGGCGGATTATCCAGACGGGCAAAGCGATCCACACGCAAAAGGCGATGCGAATCGACAACGCAATCAAGAACGGGCTGCTCGAGAGAGCAGTAGCGGAGGAGTTGAGCAAACTGGATGCACAGATCGCGAAAGCGATGAAGATCGATTCGGCTACTGGCCCACTATCCTCCGGCTTGCCGCTCGTATCGGAATAGATCCTGGGCCGTACACGTTGCGAGAGCTGACGTGGATGGTCGAGGAGATCAATGTTTCGTCC